TATTGTATCTTCTTCCATTTAACTCTCTCTGTTCTAATGTAAATCTAACATTATATTTTATATTTGCTATTTTAGACCTTACCCATAGTTTACCCCTAGTGGAGTACACTATACCCCTATATAAAAAATAGCTAAAAATCTAGGGCATTACAAAGGGATAAAATCATACCCTATTTATTTAAAATCGATGCTATGATTACTTACTCCATTGTCGTGTAGATTTAATGAAGTTAGATAACTGTACTTGTTTAGTAGAGACAGAGCTAGCACGTTCTTTATTAATAATCTGTATAACTGTCTCTGCTGGTAAGCCAGCATCAGTACCAAGTTTAATAAGATTGAAATATGTTCGTATATCTCTCTGGTTTTCATCTTGTGTTGTATCAACAGGATCTAACCCAAAGAACTCTCTAATCTCATTTTTGTTAATTGCACCCGTATTCAACAATGCTTCTGTAAGTTGCTTCTTAACGTCTGGTTTATCTTCTGCTATCTCAGGTAACTCTAGTTTTTCTCTTGCTTCATTAACAGTCATTATGCTTTCATCTGTACCAACAAGTTTAGCAAGACCTTCTGCTTTCTGTAACTCTCTTTGTTGGTATGCCTCTAGTCGTGATGGCTCTACTACAAAAGTTAAACCATAAGGTTTCAATAGCTGTTCATTGATAACAGAGAATAAAAATTCTACTTCTGGAATAATAGTGAAAGTATAAAAATTTAACCTATCAGATAATGAAGTAGAGTAATTAGCAGCATCTGCACTAACAAGAGAGTGTGGAATACCTAATGCAGCGCATATATGTTTTTCTCTTCTCTCTGTAATATCATTATCTTTTAACTCTTCTATCCCTGCTCCTATGACTACAGGCTCTACCTTGCTAGATAATACGGCAGTTGTCCACGCATTACGTATACCAGAAAGCATAGACTGAAACCAGTTCGTTAACTCATCTTTATGTTTTTGTGTAGGGTTTCCTTCTACACTGAGTACCGTAGCTTTAATAGCTCCTCTATCAAAATAACCACTAGCAAAACGATCTATACCATATAGAGTACTCGCAGAGTTACTAGCTACAATTCCAGGTGCTACACCATAATAACCTTCTGATGTAAGCGAAGGGTATTCAAATCTCACTAACTCATCAGGATTAAAGCGTATGTGCTTACCACTATACACACTATCAATAGATGCATAGTAATCATAATGCGTTAAACCTTTACCAGATACATACTGAGGGTTAACTAATGTAGGCAGTAACCAATTAGGTACAGGTACTCTCTGTTCTATATCTTTAGTCCAGTATGCTCTACCATACAAACATAATGCTGCTTCTGTTCTATACAGTAAATCACTAACATTCTGTATTATTTGTTTATATATTTCATTATCAGTAACATCTATACCCTTAGCATTATAAACAGAATAGGGTATAGCTTGTATTGTCTTTGCTCTAATATCTATAGCTCTATAGAGATATGGTACACTGGCGTATAGTTTATATACATCTGTAGACATTGTAGCTGTAGTTAATGTACGCCAGTGTGAACCATAGTCATCAAAAAAATAACTTTTTAATCCGTCAAATAACTTTAACATACTATACCCTTAATCAATCTATGTTATATTCTTTATCCACGTATGATTAGTATCATAATCAGTGTACAAGCTAGATGCTTTAGTGAGTACCATATTTAACTCTGTCAATTCTTCTGTACTAAATAATGCATCTACCTGATTGCTAAATTCACCATTGATACCTTCTGGATTAGATACCCCATCATTGTATGCCTCTAAGAACAATCTAGCAGTATTGCAAGCATCGTATATGTATTTAACACTTGCTGGTATATTACCTGCTTTCCTATGTGCTTTTATTCTTTCGTTTATTGTTGCCATTATAACGCTATACCTTTACTTCTTAGTACACTAATAACACTATCTAATTTTTCGGTATCTGTATTACCTTCTATAATGGGTAGTGTTTCTGGTGATTGTACATCTTCTGTGTATTCAGCTATCACATTACCCTCGTTAAGATATGGTATAACATATTTTCTATATGCTCTATTAGCTGTATTATTAGGTATGGTTATATTTAAAGCAGGATAATGTATAGTTGTTTTAGCTTTATTTGTATATCTCATATGATTATAACTCCGCATCTAAATAGGCTCTATATGCAGTACCGAATGTAGCTCTACCAACGTCGCCAGTAGCAGCACCAGCAAAGTCATCGGGCTGTGATTCATAATAAAATGACAGTGTTGACGGGGATGTATCATACACGACATCAAACGTACCTACAGTAGTGACATATGGCGGTGAACCAGGGGGAAAGAATGACGCGCTATTACCTATACCTGGAAAACCTGCCGACCATGATGGATTGGTGTCCGTCACGGTTGGTGCCACGCGCATCTGTACGAGTAGCGGCACAGTTTGTGCATAGATTTCATTAAGGCCCGCCCAGGCATAAGCTACAAAATAAGCATTCCCTGGATTGAATACCTGGTAGTAACGCTGGCATATTGATAACTCTGCAGCTATATCTCTCGTAACAAATGGAGTAGCAAACTTACCTTTGGTTACTTTAATCTTTTCATAATCTAATGTAGTGTTCTGTGCTACATCACTCGTTACATAAAAGAGTATGCAAAGATTATTAAAGCTACTATTTAATGTAACAGTATGACTAAAATCTTTCCATACGTTAGCATCTAAACTAATAGACTTCTCTGTACCTGCTTTTGTAAAGTTAGATGCTAAAGTAACTGTAGCACCATAGGTAGATATAAGATCATTTGTTATAACATCTTCTGTACTATTCCATTGTACTATTACTGCTTTTACAGTTATAGCAGCATTAGACCTTAAAGAGCCTGATATAGTTACTTCATTGCTTCTTAGATGTTTACAGTTTATTCCCTCTATATATTGTACTGTACCTATCTGTTGTGCTGTAGCATTATTCTGTATCAGTCTAGCAGCATATCTTTGTTCATTGCCGTCTATACGCTGTACCTGTACACTATTAGCAATCTCTGATAATACTTTCCACCGATCAAAACCATAGTTAGCATCGTCTATAGTTGTGGCTGTACCAGGGTTATCTAATCTATTTGCTACAGTCCCACTTGGATTTATAACTATGTTATCATCTGTAATATTATTTGCTACTATACCATTTAATGTACCATCATTTAATATTGTGCCATCTACAGTACAGCCCACTAAGTTAAGTGTAGCACCCTCTTCTATATCAATAGCAGTATCGCAGAGTATTGTATTACAAATTAAATCTAATCTGCCAGCATTGCAATCTACCCCAATAGTATTAGTAAACCCTAAGTCTACTATATGCTGTACATTTAACTCCCCTAATACTGTACTTCCATTGATCTGTACACAAATAGCATTATTACTATTAGCATATACATCTGCTACATATCCGTGAAAGTGTACAGCATTAGTAAAATCTGCTATTCCTATACCACCCCCACTAACATATAGCTCTTTAATATCTAAGATAGGTATAGAAGTAAATGTCAATCGAATAGCAATATTACTACCATAATCATCTACAATGTTAGCAATAAGTTTTTGTCTACCTGTTGCCCCACTAAACTGTATCATAGCATTAAAGCCAACATCTCTAGTTATTTTATCAAAATAAACTGTAGCTGTAGCCATAAGCAATTGTAGGTTATCTAGCTTTAATGTAGCATTAGGGGCAAATACATTGACACCGTCTTTACACGTTATACCTTCATTGTATGTACCATTATCAAAACATACAATAGCATCTCCACTAACAGCATTAGACATTGCTTCACTAAAAGTTAGGAAAGCTTGCTCTATCGATGTACCTACATTAGTATTAGAACCGTGTTTACCAACATAATATATATTACTCTGTGGTACATATTCAGCATATGTAGCTGATATATCTGGTATATCACTAGCTTGTAATTGTGCTAGTATATCTTGTATCTCTGTACGGGTATACAATGCTGTGGCATTAGATTGCAATAATACATTATCTGTTCTCTGTGGAGTATTATCTAGTGTATAATCCCATATGATTTTATCTGGCATAGTTTATTCTCTTTATGTAGGATCTGCTAGTATAGCATCACCATTTACATCTACTACAGTATTATTGTCTGTATCAATAAGAGTATCTTTATCGTCTACAGGTTCTTTACTTACTACAGTATTTTGCTGCAAGAAAAACCATTGTAGAGCCTGTAAGTATTGTCTTTGGTTATACTTCTGTTGCATTGTCTTTATCCTCGAATGCATTCACATAATCAATATATCTAACTAATGATACAGTTTCATTAAGATCAGGGTACATAATTTGTGCTACCCCATCTATCATATTGATATGACCACATTTACAAGCTAGGTTATGTCTTTGTACAATATTATTCTTTATACAGTCTACTGTAAACCACATATCACTATGAGGTATATCACTATCTTTATCATCCCATCCTATACGGAACTGTATTTTTTCTAATACTGATCTATGTATAAGTGTACACCCAAAACCTACACCGTCACAATCTATGATACTATTCCAGTAGTCTTTCATTGTATCGGGATATTTATCAATGGAAACCCCCAATACTGCATTCTCATCTATCCCTAACCAACAAGATAACATATAGGGTTTCATTCTAAAAGCATATAAACCATATGCAACATCTGATTTACAATCTAATAACAATTGAATAGTATTAGAGGGAATTAACATATCTTCTTCTATGAATAATAAATAATCATAATTGCATTGTAATACTATTTCTCTTGCTGCATTCTGTTTCTCTTTTAGATTATTTCTACCTAAACGATCATAGTTACCTTTGTTATCTTCTTTTGTATATCCCCATATAGGTTGGTAGTAATCTACTGTACATCCCTCTGGTATCTCTAATTCATAGATGCACCTTAAAGTATGTTCATTGATCTTTGTGTGTACAGGTGTAACTATTAGTATTCTCATATATATCCCCTTTTAATGTACCCTTGCATACTCCATACTCTAAAGGGGATAAATAAGCACAGAGTATGCTAGGGCTATAAATATCGATTTTAAATAAATAGGGTATCTGTATACCCCATTGCAATGCAGTAAATTTTAGACTATTTTTTATATAAGGGGTAAGTACAGTTAACCCATATCTTACCCCTAGTGGAGTACAAAATAGTAAATATAAAAAGTTATTCTACAATCGAAGATTATACTTTAACTTTGTTAAAGTGCAATCTCTGTAAGAGTAACTTTAGTAACATCGTCTGAACTATCAACAGGCGGATAACGATCTTTACCAACAAGAGTATGCAGAGTAGCAAATGTATTCACACTGCCAGTAGTCATAATAGCACGTAGGTATACAGTATTCTCAGGCAATGAGCTTGCATCAGTCTCAACTACAATTACCTCACCTTCTGTACCCTCATACGTAGCAGTAGCAGTACCAACAATTAGAGTATCATAGGTAGCTGTACCCCCCTGAGTATTACCGTATTTATTACCAATATCTGTACCTCCAGCACTACCACTAGTCAGTACACCATACTGGATAGTCATATCTACAGTACCAGTACCTAAAGCGTGTAGTACAAAAGCAATCTGCCTATTCTCATCTACCTCTACAGCATCAGTAGTGACCTCTTGCGTAGCTGTACTGCCATCGGTTACATCGATAGCAGAAATGTATATACCTGTTCTTTCCATAATACGATCAATATAACTCATAATATTCTCACTTTCATAATTCTATAATCGCTATAGGATACACATTACCCATAACTTTGTATGTTAAATTATATTCTTTACAAATATCTTCTATTGCTTCTTTCACTTCTGCTATTTGTACATCGTGAAATACCACAATATCAGGGTAAAGAGGATATATAATGCTAAATTCTGCCATAACTTGTTTGTATGTATGTTCTGTATCTATTAGAACAATGTTTACATCTATTCCATTAAAATCAATAACATCTATATCAGTACTTTTCATATTCATAAATGTTACATTCTCTATACCATCTGGAATATATATAGAACAATCTTCTATATCTACAGTATAAACATACTTAGCACTATGACAAAATGCACTTGTAGATACTCCATAACGTGTACCTAACTCTAATACTATTTTATCTTTAGCTATTTCTTCTAAATATTCTAAATGCTCTGTCATATCAGACGGTGTAGCTAAATTTCTAAAATACCAATTGTCATAGACGTTATCATACTTCTTTGGTATGATCTGCAATCTACCACTAAAGCTATAATATATATCTTGTATATGTTTTGGTTCTAATCTAAGCATTATATATCCCCTTTAATCTTTATTCTTAACTAGCTACGCTAGACTTAACTGCGAATGATACTCGCTCATTATTCAATGGGCCGATAGGTACAGAAGTATGAAGCATAGGCTGCCCATCTGTGCGAATAGTACAGCGGTACAGAGTACGACGCTTACGGAATTCTGCATGTTCAGACAATGCAACTTCCATATTCAAGTCATCACCTATCATATACTTCTGAAAGTCTACAAGCATTAAACCACCACTAGCATAGTTACCCGGCATAATCTTGCTTCTAAGAATAGGAATACCAAAAAGCATAGGTTGAATACGTCCATTGATATCAGGCAAGAAAGTTAATGCTGCATCAGTATCAGCATTCAAGCTCATAATATCAGCATACAACAGAGGATGCACAAGCCATACAGCAGTATCGATACATTCCTCCATAAGCTTAACGTACATATCAGATACGTTAGCAACAGTAATGCCAGTTGCATCTACATCAGTAGTCATAGTAGCAGGGGCATTCAATACACCCAAAGGTTTACCTACCCCATCACCACGCATATAAGCATAATCTTCTGTATATGCTACCATTTCAGCAAACAAGCGCATTAGAACAGTCTCTAAACCTGTAGCATTGTTTTCCAAAAGCTTATTAGTAACAGGTACAGAGGTAGTAGCTTCATGAGATGCTAGCGTAATCTGTCTGAACTCAGGTTCAGTCTGTGTATCTTGTGCACCTTCTGCCGTCCAATACATAGCCATACCACCTACATTTGGATCTTGCCCTTCTGCCCATACCTGAGAATAGTCCAGCGTAGGTACTTCGATGTTACCATAGGGAATAGGCTGTACTACTGCACGTGGTCTAACAATCTCTTTACGCTCTAACATTGTCATAATGGTATTAACAAACTGTTGCGGTATAAGGTATCCACCTTCTGTACCATCACCAGTATTAAGTACCTTCATATGGTTAGCCGGATGTTCGTTATAAACTTCTGCAATCTTCTCAGAATCCCCCTGTTTTATTGCTTTAATCCACCCACCAAACGATGTACTAGCATTCTCGTCACTATTACCTGCTACCTTACCGCTCTTTACATCTTTCGTATTACTCCACATTTCAAGAATAGTATCTATCTTATCACTATAAGACTTCATACTTTCTTCTAATGCATCCATTCTTTCATCCGACATTGTTTCTTTCTCACTTTCTTCTAAAGATTTTACACTAACGCCAATAGTCTTATGTTCAGCCGGAGTAACTGTCAAACTTAACTCACCAGTTATCCAAGTTTTAATATTACCGCTATCATCTTTATCTAACGTATGTGGCAAACTTCCAGTAGATAACCCTAATCGTTTATTAGATGCTAGTTTTTGTATTGCATCTAGATATTTATTAGATTTATCTAACTCTAATTCAAACCATACCCCAACATCATCTATATCATAATGTGTAACTGTACCAATTTTACCCTTAATACTTTCTACATTATGAGCATAGTACACTGGCATACCAATGGGGTTTCTATCAAACCCTAATTCAGTTTCTTTTGTAAAGGTATCACCAGTTAGATCAGTATGGTTAAAAATAATACCATAACCGCCAAGTTTGTTATCTCCTAAAGATTTAACATTATTCATTCTTTATCTTTCCTACTTCTTTACTAGAAAGCATATTAGTATTCTTTTCAATATAATTTAATCTCTGCTCTATAGTATGTATTAATATATGCTGTGCTCTTAATATGTCTTTCTGCTCATTTTGTATATCTACTAATGTTTTCAATAAACTTTCATATGTATCTAGAAAATTTTTAACAATAGGAGATATAACTTTTAATGCTCCATATGTAATTATTAAGAATGCTAAAGGAAAACCAACATTACTTAGTGCTTCTATGATTGCTATATCCATTGTTCTACCATAATACTAGATTTATATCATCTTCTCTTATACCTTTGTATGCTAATGCTAAAGACATTATCATATCATCGTGATTATTCCCGCCTGCATTGTACGTTATTAACCCTGTTTTAGATCGTCTACTTTCATATGTAGATAACTCATCAGCTAATTGTTGTGTATGACGTAGGTTTTTATCTACTGTTATAGTTCGTTGTTCGATTGCTACAGCTAAGTTTTCAACTATAATCTTTTTACTTTCATTAGTTGTGTGAAATGGAGATATAGGTAAACCACTATTAGTTAACTGCTCTACTAAAGGTTCACTTAATCCATTCTTTTCAATAATGATTACTTCTGGCTTATATTGTTTGTATAGCTCTATAGTGGTATCTATCTGTCTTTCAAAAGACATATCATTGTACACACGTAAATCAATAACATTTGTACCTTGCATAACTGTCATAGCAGTATTGTCATTGCTACGTGCAAAGTCTATACCTATAACTGTAGCTCCATTAACAGGTTGTATATCATCAAACAACGCAGAGATATTTGTGAATACACCGTAGTTACTTTCTAGAAAATGAGCTAATATTTCTTGTTGGTATACTCTCTCAGGTAAGTGTATTTTTAGATCGTCTAACTCATCTCTATTAAGATATGGGTTATCATATGATGTAGCTCTATAGCTGTACCAGAGGTAAGGGTTACGTTTATGTTCATTATATAACTGATAAAAATCATTATAACCATTAGGGGTAGAGATAAATATAGCACTTCCAAGTAAGTCTACTAATGTAGGACGCAATACCATATGAAAGATATCTTTTAATCCTGGTAAGAAAGCAGCCTCATCTATAGTTATATGTTGGTACTTTTGCCCTCTGATCTTATCAGCTATATTTGTATCTGCGCTCCAAAAAGTTATACTATTGCCTTGAGGTAAACGTATACGCTTATTAGCTCTATCAATCTTTGCTATGTTACCGAGTATAGAGCAAGCCATATCAAACATACTTAATAACTGTTTATAGCTGATAGATATGAATGCAGTATCATTACCCGTTTCTAAAGCTTTAGTTATGATTAGATCTAACCCTAATATAGATTTACCCCATCGTCTAGCACTAGCTACTACTGTAAACCTATGCCTATTAGCATTATGCTTTACCATATATTGAGCAGGATATAATTTAGGTAGCTGTATCTTCTGCATTGTTATAGTCTTTTGCTTTAGTTTCGATATACTCTACAATGATATGATCATAATTATCTTTTTGGCTATCATCTATTTCTAATTCTAATCTTTTAAACATTGTGTATGCAAATATCAATTTGTTAATAGGTATACCATCTACTTTAGACAGCCCCAAAGCTTCGAACAATCTTTCTTTGATAACTTCTTTAAATTCATCACCCATCTAGATACCCTCCTATGTTTTATATACTTAGTGTCAATTTAACACTATATATACTTAGTGTCACTATGACAATAACTATAATGATACTACGTCTCAATTATAGTTTATACCTAAACTATGTTACTGTCAATTATATTTTTAGGGATACCTAAATATTTATGTTAGTATATACTAACTATATGTATTAGTACACACAATATATAAGGTAAACCTTATGAATTTATAAGAGACGTTTTAAGAGGTTGAAAATACTAAGATGACACAACATACGGGTAAAGATACAGAGGGGCATTGTAGGCTGTTTGGTGAATTTCTAGAGGTATTCTAAGATCTGTTACTCTGTGGAGTATTCAAGAGGTATCTAAGTGGAGTATCTACGTTACTCTGTGAAGTATCTGTAGACATAAAAATACTCCACTTACTTTTTGTAAGTGGAGTATCTTGAGCTATTGAGCTATCTTAAAAACTATACCATTCCTGTTCGTTACCCTTCATAATCTCATCTGCTACCTTATCAAAATACTGTAGCGTATCATCTTCATTTGATGAGATGATAGTATAGTCAGTATAGTCTTTCGTATACTTTACTGTAATGGTGGGCAGTAGAGCATAGGTGATAGATACATTATCTTTACCGTATACCGCACGCTGCGTATTCTGGCGATACATAGTAGCTACAGTCTCGGTACGAAAGCCTGATTTACTGCGCTTATCTTTCTTCTGTACAGTAGAAACCTTAACGTATACGTCTTGAGCATAGCGAGTGTTTTGTACATAAGCCATTGTGAATACTCCTATTAGCATCAGTTAAACTCAGTGTTTAACTTATGTACTGAGTATACAGAGTTGCCAGCAATCTGTCAAGTACTCCATTATGCATAAAATACGATGGCTAGTTACGAAAGTATTCAACTTCAAAATAATCTAGTGAAACCGTAGGTACAATCTCTACTGTGTCATCTGGCAGATCTTCATACATATGCAAAACTTCACTCGCAGGTACAGTATAAATTATGTATTGTCCATAAAATTTACTTTCATATCCAAATGTATAATAACCCTCATAATCATCATACATATTAGTAACCTCTCTGTTTCTCCATACGATAGCTATTTCTAATAATGTTCGTATTCATATCAGGATGAAAGACGTTAAATGTAATTGTATTGATTAGTCCTCTATTCCATAGCTCAATAGATGCAAGTACATATCTATTATTATGACATTTGTAAATATCCCTTAGAGGCAATCGTGCATATACCGTATCTGGATTATAAAGAGTTTTTAGATCAATTGCTTTAATATCGTATCGTTTCATATATCATCCGTATCTTTCAATAATTTTACTAAAGTATTCTTGTACTTCATTCCAGTTACTATTACTACTATTATATGTAACCAGGGTATTAGTAGGTAGATGGTACTCATCTACACTAATAAGGTTATCATTCTTATCTGTGATAATGGTATACTGGAATGCTCCATATATAAAATCATATTCATTCATACGCTGATACTCCATTGATACAAAGAGGTATATTATTCTCCATAATCCATTGTATAGGGTTATGTGCATTCTTACTGCTATTGCAATGTTTGCAGCAAGGTATAAGATTATTTATATCGTTATTCCCTCCTTTGCTTACTGGTACAAAATGATCTAATGTTAATTCTTTTATTTCACCACAGTATGTACAGCTTTCACCACGTAATAAAGTATATGCTACCACTATGTCTATGTCATCATTGATTATTGATCT